GGGGCAGATCACCCTCCCCGTTTCAAATCTGCGTGGAATCTGAACCCAAGCTTTATCACTACCAAAAAGCATAAGCGCAAAGCGGAAACGCGGAAAATCGATATAAAAGATGATCGTCAACCGAACCCAGCTCGCCGACGTGTTCGGCTGCAGCATGCCGACAGTCGACGGATGGGTGCGCAAGGGCTGCCCGGTGGTCCAGCGCGGCACGCGCGGCGTGGAATGGCAGTTCGACACGGCGGCTGTTGCGAAGTGGCGACAACAGATCGCCCTGGAGGACGCAACCGGCGACACCCAGCAGGATGCCGACGAAATCGACCGGCGCACGAAGCGGGCGAAGATGCGCCAGGCCGAGCTGGAGGTGGCAAAGGAAATCGGACTGGTGGCCCCTATCCGCGAGTTCGAACGCGTGCAGGCCGCGCGCTACGCTGTGGTGCGCCAGAACATCCTGAACGTCCCTGCTCGCGCCGTGCTGCAGCTGCTTGGCTGCACAGACGAAAGCACGTTCAAGCAGGTTCTGCGTCACGAGCTGACGCAGGCGCTGGAGCAGTCCGCTGCCGCATCGCTCGATGTCCCAGAAGACGATGACGAAGAGTCCTGAAGACGACTTCGCCAACCTGGCGGGTGTGCTTGCCGCCGACGCGCGCGCCGCGACGCACATGGTGCCGCCGCCCGACATGTTGCCGTCCGTGTGGGCCGAGGCGAACATCCGCATCCCTGTGGGCAACGCGATCCCCGGCCCGATCAACTTCGCGAACGCGCCGATGCAGCGCGGCATGCTCGACGCGATCAAGGAACCCGGCATGCGCCGGATGGACCTGATGTTGGGCGCGCAGCTGGGCAAGACCACCGTTCTGCAGTGCCTGGTCGGCTACCACATCAAGCACGAGCCGAAGTCGCAGATTCTGACGCAGCCCAGCGAAGGCGACATGGCGACGTTCCTCGAAACGAAGCTGAAGCCGATGCTGGAGGCGAACCCGAAAATCGCCGCGTGCATGGCGACGCCGCGCGGTCGCGAGGGCGTCAACAATTCGCGCATGGCGTCCTACATCGGCGGATGGCTGATGTACGGCTGGGCCGGCAGCCCGAAGACCGCGCGCGGCCGTTCGGCCCCTATCCTGCTGATGGACGAGGTGGACGGCTACCAGGTTACGCCTGAAGGCGATTACCCCGAGCTGCTGGCTCAGCGCGCCGCTACTTTCGGTGACGAACAGCGCCAGGTGCGTAGCAGCACGCCGGTCGACCTGGCGAGCAGCCGCATCTACAACGGATGGTTGGCCGGCGACCAGCGACGGTATTACGTGCGCTGCCCAGATTGCGATGAGCTGCAATACTTCCGTTGGGAAGGGGTGCACTGGGATGGCAGAAAGTCGACCAGCATCGAGGACCACGAGGCAGACATCGGCGAAGAGCATGACCCTGGCAGCGCGCGGTATTGCTGCCAGGCATGCGGCGCGCTGTGGGACGACGGCCAGCGTATCGCAGCCATCCGAAAGGCGACTGATGTCGGCGGCGGCTGGATTGCTGCGAAGCCGTTCAAGGGCCACGCATCCTTCCACGCGCCTGAAATGGCTTCCACGTTCCGACGCCTGCGCGACATCGTGCAGAGCTACCTGGACAAGCTGGGCATGGGCGACCTGCAGTCGTTCGTCAACGTGTCGCTGGGGTGGCCCTACGAAGCCGGCGAGAAGATCGACCCCGACAGCCTGCTGGCTCGACGCGAGGTGTACGCGGCGCAGGTCCCTGCTGGCGGCCTATTCCTGACGGCCGGCGTCGACATGCAGGCCGACCGCCTTGAATGCGAGGTGGTTGCATGGGGGGAAGCCGAAGAGTCCTGGTCCATCGAATACAAGGTCTTCTGGGGCGACCCGCTGGCCGGAGACGTGTGGCAGGACCTGGAAGACTACCTGGGGACTTCGTTCGAACACGAGCACGGCAGCCTGATGGCGATCAGCGCGACGTGTCTCGACACGGGCGGCACGAGCGGCATGACGCAAGCCGCATACGACTGGCTGAAGGGCAAGACCGGCCGAAAGATTTTCGGCATCAAGGGCGTCGGCGGATGGGGTCGCGCCATCGTTGAACAGCCGCAGCGCAAGCAGTCCGGCAAGCGCGCGCGCAAGGTCGATCTGTTCCTGGTTGGCGTGGACGAAGCGAAACTGGTCACCCAGCGTCGCCTGGCGGTCGTCAAAGGCCCCGGCCTGATGCACTTCCCGGAAGATCGCGACCCCGAGTGGTTCAAGCAGATCACCGCCGAGCGCCTGAACGTCCGATATGTCAAAGGCCAGCCGGTGCGCGAGTGGATCAAGCCGGACCGCGCGCGAAACGAGGCCCTGGACTGCCGAAACTACGCATACGCCGCGCTTAAGATCATGAACCCGTCGTTTAGGCGGCTGAAGGAAAGGCTGGAAATGGCTATAAAACGCAGAAATCCGGCGCAAACCGTCGTAATTCAATCAAAACCGGAGCAGAAGCCCGAACAAACCCCGCAAGAGGATGCAGTCACGCCAGCGGTCGAGAATCCACGCGACCAGCCCAAACCTCGGCGCAAGTTTGGCGCGAGCGGGAAGAAAAACTGGGCGACCAACTGGTGACTATGAGCTGCAAGCCGAACATTCCCGCCGAGGCGACTGCGGGCCTGGACTTCCAGGCCAGCGTTTTCCTGCGCGACTACCCGTCGAACGCGTGGACGATGAAGCTTGTGCTGCGCGGCCCGGCGTCCATCGACATGACGGCGGTGGCGGACGGTCTCGGATTCCTGTTCAGCGTGCCGGCGTCCGCAACGGAAGCGTGGGCGGCTGGCGTCTACTGGTACAGCCTGCGCGCATCGCAGACGGCGAGCGTTGTCGAAATCGATCGCGGCCAGATGAACGTCATCGCCGACCTGGCGGCCGTCACCGGAACCTACGATGGCCGCACGCAGAACGAAATCGCCCTGGATGCGATCGATGCGGTGATCGGCAAGCGCGCGACGGTCGACCAGCAGCGCTACAAGATCAACGAGCGCGAGCTGTGGCGCATGTCCATCGCGGACCTGATGAAGCTTCGCGCCTACCTCTCCACCCAAGTGCGCCGTGAACGCGCGCGCTTGAAGGGCTGCAGCACGTTCGGCCGCCCTGTCGTCGTCCGGTTCAATAGCCAATGAAATTGCCTGCCATCCTAGGCCGGTTCAGCCGTCAGGCGCAGGCCAACGGCGGCGAGCTGACGCCGACGCGTCCGCGCCGGTCGTTCCTCGGCCGCTCGCTGTCCGCCATGTTCAAGGCCGGCCAGCCGCAGAAGAACGACAACTGGACTTCCACGCCGATCACGCCTGACGCGTACATCGCCCTGCACCACCCCACCCTGGTGGCTCGCTCGCGTGAGCAGTGGTCGAACAACGATTACGTTCGCGCATTCATCCGCTTGGTGCGGCAGAACATCGTCGGTCCGATGGGCGTGCAGATGCAGGCGAAGGCTCAGAAGCCTCGCGGCGACCTGGACAAAGACCTGAACGACGCGCTGGAAGCCGACTGGCTGCAGTGGGGCGAGCAAGGCAATTGCGACGTGACGGGCAAGCTGTCCTGGCGGGCCGTGCAGGCGCTGGTGGCCGAGACGACTGCGCGTGATGGCGAGTACGTCATTCGCCTGGTCTACGGCAAGGACGCCGGCCCCATGGGCTTCGCCGTGCAGCTGATCGACCCGCAGCGGCTGAGCGTGCGCTACGAAAACGCGAAGGTGAACGACGACGGTGGGTTCATCCGCCACAGCATCGAATACAACCGCTACGGCCGCCCCATCGCGTACCACTTCGCCAGCACGGACGAGTGGGACGCGTATTACTACAGCTACGCCGGTCAGGGCTTCGTCCGCATCCCGGCCGAATTCATCATCCACGGGTTCGTTGTCGAACAGGTGAGCCAGCGTCGTGGCCTGCCGTGGGCGTCCACGTCGTTGTTCCGCCTGCACAACTTGCAGGGGTTCGAAGACGCGGCCGTGCAGAACGCGCGCGCGTCCGCCGCGAAAATGGGTTTCATCGAGTGGGAAGAGGGCTTCGGACCTCAGGCCGACGATGACACCAACGTTGCCGACAGCATCGAGGCCGAGCCGCTGTCGTTCCACGAGCTGCCCGAGGGCGCGAAGCTGGCCGAGTGGTCCCCGAACTACCCGAGCGGCGAATTCGCGACTTTCCATAAGGCAATGCTGCGCGGCGCTGCTGCCGGTCAAGGCGCGGATGACGCCGTCCCGAACGGCGGCTTCGGCGGCGGCGGCGAGTTGCTTGCGCCCTCCCGCTTCGCCGAGCGTCATGGGCTTGTGAAATTCCACCACCACGTCTATGGGACCCAT